TGTGCTTGGTGGTCTTGATACAAAAACGCCTTGACGGGCTTCATATTTAATATGTTCATGTTCTCCGAGACGGGGTCTATTGGCTTCATGTCGTCTGGTAGGGGGAGAATCTTCTGAACATCACGCATGCCTAGCGTTTCTAACATCTGACGGTGAAGCTGGCCCATGTCATAAAGCTGTGGAGCGCCCTGTGCGAGTTGAAGTGCCGCCTGATACTGAATAACCCGCTGACTAAATGTCGATGCGTTGGGATCAGAGACAGGAATAATCTCAACAATCTCATAGTCATCCCTCGAAGGACGTTCAAACGGGTCAACTCCCTCGCCTTTCGGCTCGTACTCGTAGGTATCAGGTGCAAACTCAGCGATTATTGCTGCTAAAAGCTGAAACTCCATGCGCATCGCAGCGTGAAGCCGTGCCTGAACTGCACTCATGACCTTCAAACTGCGTTCTAGGAGCGCTAATGTCGTACCAACGGGCGTTTCTTTGTTTACGTCATCAATTTTTAGCTCTGCAACGGCGGCAAGTGAGCGTCCTTGACCAACAATGTTGTCCATAAGTGCCAGTAGGGTCTGGCTTGGCTCTTTGTAGGGCAAAAATGCGATGTTTTCGCTGATTTTTCCGCTTGCAACGTCCACATCTCGGAACTCACCGGGCTGAATCGGGGTGTCATCACCCTTAATTCGCAGTCCACGTGTCTTTAGACCACCCGGAAGGTTAGAAAGTGTGCCAGCGTCCACCAGTTGACGGAGCAAAGAGGTCGAAGATTTAGCATGTCCACCAATTAAGTGGATCAGACCGAAGCCATAGAAGCCAAATCCGGGGATATATACGTAGTGAACGAAGTGCTGACGCTTGCTTTCACGGTTGTCGTCGGGGTTCCAGTTGCGTCGGATGGAGAGAATCGTGCCTGAACTACGCTCAATAGTGATTACATAGGGTAGAGCGATGTCATTCTTGTCTTTCAGGGGGTCTTCTTCGATGACCAAGTCAACGTGCATCTCTAAAAGGAGATATCTGTCGTCTTGAATTACTGTTGCCTCATCCTGTTCACCCTTAACTTCTGACAGGTCAGTAGGAATCTCGGTAGGATCCGGCAGGTCAATCTCTCTATAGAACCCAGCAACTTGTAATTTTTTTACATCATTTTCGCTTTTGCGCATGATGTGGGTATAACGTCCACATGTCTGAAGATCTGTAGCTCCGTAACTGATAACAAAATCTTCTGCGGGTACAAATATGGACACCTGCCGCCCGAGGTTAGGATCGAAATAAACCTTCTTGAAAGCGGAACCCGCTAATGCAAGGCTCCATAACATCCTTTCATGTTCTGCACGATACTCAGGCATCTTTACCGTGAGTTGATAGTTCATGTCATCCCTAACACGAACTGCCGCTTGTTCTTTCTCTTGGGTGAGCTTTCCTATGATCTGCGTCTTGACCGGTCCCTTCGCTGGGAACGTCTCCATAATTGCATCTGCTTGAAAGCGGACCACGGCTTCAGACAATAGCGGGTGAAAAACTCCACAGGCGCCGGGCCATGGTTCTGTTCTTTCTTCAATCTTTAGTCCCAGCAGCTTTAGGCCATCTCTATAAGTCTTCTCCCAGTCTTTGCGGGAGTCTTTATCTTGTGTGAAATTGCCAATTAATTCTTCAGCAAGCCCTTCTAAAACACCCTCATCAATATGCTCTGCCAAGTTAGCAGTAAAATCTTTAATGCCTGTGCCGCCGCCTTTACCAATCTCAATCTCAAGCCCGCCAGCACGAATCTCTACGCTCTCGGGATCTTCAATCTCGATCTCAATGTCAGGTTCCATACCCGCAAGATCTTCAATCCCCATGGGGGCCTGATTTAAAGACTTATCAATTGCCATTATGTTTCCTTAGTAGTACCCAGTGGTACGGCGTCTAAATTCTTTTGGCTCATCAGGCTCATCGCTGTTTAGTCGGATTAAGCCACCCTGACGGAATCTTAATAGGGCTTGGGTTGTGGCGTCTACTAAGTCGTCGTGTTCACCGGCTGGAAATGATGCAAACTCCTCAATTACTTCTTCTGCCCACCGTGTTTCTGGCGCCCACATAAGTCCAGAGGCAAATATGTCTGCCACGGCGTTAACCCTAGTAATCTTATCGTTGCCCCTCACGGGTACAAAGTCTTGAATAGGAATCCCCATTCTCCTCATCTCTTGCAGTAGAGGTGCCCCTGCTGCTTTTGCCTCGATAATACAACAATCGGGTGCGTATTCATTATATAGCTCTAAAGCTTTTTGCTTCAACTCAGGAAATTCAAGGCGTTCCTTGAAAGCATCTAAGAGAATTATATTGGGTGTACCGCTATTGTCATCCTCATCGTCCCTATAAAAGACCCCTAGGGTCACACAGGCTGAGTAGTCAGAGCGAGTTGTCTTTGTGTGTGCGGTGTCCCAAGACTGAATAATATAGTCGCATCTCGGGGGGTCATCCTTCTCCCACATGTTCCACCACTCACGTTTAATTAGCGCACCTTCTGCACCTGTCGGTCGCTGCATATACTGCGCAGCCCATTTGTGTGCTGGTAGTTCTTCTCTTAGTGCAAGCAGTTCTTCTAGGCTCCAGAACTCAGGCCACAGAGGCACGGGTGGGTTGTAGTCATCAAAAATTGCTGGTAATTCAATAACTTTCCACTCTTCACCCCCACGCTGGATAGAGGCTTTTACTACCTGAGCTGTCAAGTCCCGCTTACTCCACCTAGTCATCACAATCACAATTGACCCACCCGGCTGGAGACGCTGGCGTGGACCAGAGGAGTACCACTCGTAGACTTTGTCGTAGATATCAGGGTTTACCTCAGCAAGAATCGCCTCTTGCTCTGAGTGCGGGTCGTCAATAATAAGTAAGTCAGCACCTTTACCCGTAACAGCACCGCCCACACCAATAGCAAAGTAAGTGCCCCCATGACTTGTGTTCCATCGGCCTGCTGCCTTTGAGTCCGACTGTAGTGAGACGTTGGGAAAGACGGTTTTGTACTTCTGATCATCCACTAAGTTTCTGACTTTACGGCCAAAATCTGTCGCAAGTTCAGCAGTGTGGGATGTCTGAATGACCTTTTTATTAGGGAATTTACCTAGAAACCAAGCGGGGAGGAGATAGGAGGCGAACTCGGATTTGGTATGCCGTGGTGGCATATTGATAATAAGGCGTTTTATCTTTCCTGAAGCTACCTCTTCAAAAGCTTCTGCCATAACCTCGTGGTGTCTGCCGTGGATGAACCCCTCCCACATCGTCCCCACAAAGTCTAAGAAGTTATTCTGCGCCTTCTCTTTAGCCTTCCTACTATTTAATTCGTCAAGCAGTTCTTTTACTTTAATCTGCTTATCAATCGGGAGCTTTGGGAGCACCTTCTTGAGAACTTCCGGGTCCAGAGTTTCTAATGTCTGAGTCAGTGCGCTCATCTAGCTTCGCCTTCTGGATCTCCAGCATCGTCATCCTCTCCTCCCGTTCCTTCCTCCTCGTCCTCAGACGTTCCTTCTTCCGATTCTCGTGTCGTCCCATCGTCTTCCTTACATTCAACATCTACATAATCTGACAAAAGCTTAACCAACTCACCCTCAAGCTCCGTCGTGGTCTTGTTGTTTATTGTGATCTCAGTGCGTTCTGCAAACAACCCAACATCTGCAATCTTCCCAATCAACTCTACAGCACGTAATTGATTTTTGGGATCAGGGTCATCCATGAGTTCTATAAGTTTGTTAGTGGCAACTAACCTTAGCTGGGCAGCGTCCCGTGCAATCTGCACATCGTACTCTTTAAGTATGGCACCAAGCTTTATTGCAGAGCCGGGGGTAAATGCAACGTCAATAGGAGGCTTGTACTCGCCTTTGATGATCTTCTCGGAGAAGAGCGAGTCTTGTTTGGTGATTTCAATAGGCATGCCCATACTATTAAGCATCTGTGCAGCTTCACAAGCAGCACGTGCCTTCTCAAATATATCTTCAAATTTATGGTCGGACTTGGGTATGTCCACGCCTACTTCCGGTTCCAGTAGTTGCATGGGTTTGAATTATAAGCAATTTTTTATTTTGTGTGTAGCTTTTTGA